ACACCATTATCTTCATAATCTACAATACAGGGAATTATTTTCCCAACATCTTCCGCAATAAAGCCAATATCAGTGCGCCCACTATCATTCCAACTATAACTTACTCCATTAATTTTATTAATAAGATTTAAAGGTTTCTCAATATTATTGACATCGCACTTATATCTCTGTGAAGAATAAGTAACATAAGCATTGGCTTTTACTCTTCCACCAGCGCCATCTACATTAGGCAAGGTGAGTCGATGTGTCACATCTGCTCCAGTGGCGCCCATACCAAGATAGCCTGTGCTATCATTATAAATCATAGCTGCGGCACCAGCTTGCTCGCCATTATTATTAAATTGTATTTGTTTGTCTGCTCCCTGAACACCTAGAAGGAGGGAGATTTCTCCTTGATCAGCAGAGATCCAATAAGGTTTTCCATCAGATTTAGTATATAAGTATCCGCCGGCGCCGTCATTAGGCGCCGGAGGGGCTACATCGCGTTCGCCACGAATATGCAAGAAGTCATCTATCTCGCCATCGCCGCCTCTTTGTCGCTTACGAAATTTACCAAATCCACCCATTGAAAACTCCTAGAATGTGCTGCAAGAAGCGTGAACTGTCGGAGCGTCCGCAGACACAAACGCAACTCTGTCCACCCCAGCGATCTCAAAAATAAAATGCTGTGGCTGAAGATTTGCTGTTGCGGTAGCCACAGTTGATGCAGCCGCTTGAGAAAATGTTCCATCGCCGTCGTTTACCATTAAAGGAGCCCAGACACCGACCGCGTAGTTGTATACATAAATCGCCACAGACTTGCCATTCGCAGCAGATACGGTAACATGTAAGAACCGCTGGTTCTCCGTGGCGTAACCATTTTGCCCCTCAGTGGCGCTATTTAAAGCAGCCGCCAAATTACCGACCTCAGAAGCCGCGACCACTCTAGCTGTCTCAAGGGTGCCACCGGGAGCAGCAGATCCTTCAACCGTGCTCAATGTTTTCGGGCGTCTGGTATTTCCAAAACTTTCCCATCTTGTTCTTCCTGCCATTTTTTATCTCCTACGAAAGCTTCTGTTGCCTTCTTTCTTCTTTTTCTCTCAATTTGCGCAAAGTTTTAGCTCTTTCCTGCTTCTGCTTTCTGCGTTTCTGGCAAGGCTTTGTATAGTAAGAACGCTCGCGAACTTCTTCCAAAATACCTTCCTTCTTAACTTTCTTTGTGAAGCGCCTGATCATTCTCTCAGGCGACTCATTCTTTCTTGGTGTCACAACCACATTTACGGTCTTAGGCATCCTTCTATCCTTTAAAATATTCCAAGCTTTGTAATGTCCACGCCTGGGTCGTTGGGATCAATCCCGTCTAGAGCAGAGGAAGGTGCGCGCTTGCCGCCAGAGGTTGGTGGGGCGCCAGCACTTGACATAGGTGAGGTGCCTTCAAACAGGTCAATACCATTAAATCTTTTGCCGACAGTCTCAGTCAAACTCATTCTTTGCTGTTCCATCTCTCTTCTATGCTCAGCTCTTTGCTTTTCAATTAGCGCAGCTCTCTCCTGCTCTCGAAGACTTGGCTCTGCCTTGGCAGGTTCGGTCTTTTGTTCAGTAACAACTGCGCGAGCAGGAACATCTAGCCCCCTCATAACCTCAGTTATGATTCCTGAAAGCACGCCGTCATCAAAGATGACTTCTTTAATGCACTGCTTGATCAACGGCTTTAAGCTATTTTTTAATTCTTCTTTCATTTACACATCCATAAAAATATCGTTAAGTGCGCGATTAATCTTATCCGACTTAGTAAACACATTAGGGTCTTTACCCTCGTTCATAAACATGTAAGCGTCAGGAGTCGATGGCTCTGACACAAAATCAAAACAGATCAACTGAAAGTCTTCTTGAACGACCACCTGACCGTTGTTGGACTCATGAACAGAGCCCAGACCACGAGAAGAGATGCCTAAGGTAACTCCGCTCTGAACTAAGTTTTGCAAAATCTGACCAGAGGGTGTGTTAAGAACCTTGACCTTGCCCATAACCTTGTTACCATCCCACCAGATATCAGTAACCATGTGAGAAGCGTTCTTCAGGTTGATAACAGAATCTTCTGGGTGATCTAGCTCTCCCAATGCTCGTCGCTCCTTGACCAGCTTTTTATAGTTTTCAACTTCTCTTTGTAAAACGCGATTAGGATACACGCGACCGTTGCCGTTTGGCGTATCAGACTTCTGCATAATACCAGTCAGATACAAAGCGCCCTCACGGACCTCTCTCTTTTCAGACTCAGTTAAGAAATCTTCACAGACTCCACCTTCGCAAAGCTCATAATATTCTCTCAGAACCATTTTAGACATGTCTAATCTCCATCAATATAAATTTGCGGGCGCCACCCGCATGACCTAAGAACCTTTGCAGCAGTGCCTCACTGGTTGAATTTGCCATCTTTTATTAATCTTTTTTGTTGTGGTATTCATACCTTATTCCCCAGTCTCCGAAAAGCATTGTTAACACATATGATGTTCCAGAGCTAATGCAGCCTAATAGAAGCGCATTGGCTATATTTAAATCATATGTAAATAGTTCTGTGTATGCGTTTATTCCTAATAGAAAAACACCAACCCAAAACCCTAAACACATAGGACAATGAAAAAAGCCTGCATACTTTTCTTTTGGTGGGCGCACAGAATTAAATATACTTCCGTATACCAATATCTGAGTCATGCCAAAGGAGGCAAGAATAAAATAAATTAATTCCAATCTTTTGCCTTAGATATGCTGGTTTCTTCCACGGCGCTGGGCATCCCCAGTCAAGCCATATCCCATAGCTGTGCTAATAGATCCCTGAGTCTCTTCATGCGGGACCTCACCAAGCTCTGTAGTCTCTTCTGGATCGGGCTGGAGAAGTCTGTCCTGCTCAGCCTTTCGATACGCTTTACTGACCATATAATATGGCTTTTCAATATCTAGAAAGTTCTCAACAGTCAACAAGACCATCTGCGTATTACTAACGCCATCTATCTTAGACTCAAGCATTCCCGCCTCAAGCGATCCATAAACATTACCAGAGTGAATACTAGCAGCGTCGACGACGCCCTTCTTGGCTAAAAATTTAAAAAAGCGATCTTGGGTCTCATACACCTTGTCGTCAAGCTCGTCCTTGGCTAACGCCAAGATCTTCTTTTTTTCTGGATATACAATAATATCGATCTCTTCATGATCCATAATCATGATGTTGTTATCTAAAGTTCTTCGAGCTTCAAGTTCTACAGTTACCTGAGGCTTTGGCTCGTTCTTCTTGCGGATCGTAGGAGAGTCTACGGTGATATTAATGTCTGCCATTTTAGTCTCCCAACTCGCTTACTAGGTTTTGTATTTTTAAGATCTTAGTGAGTGACTGAACAGTAAACTGGCTATTCTTAAACTCATTAAGAAAGTCCAAGACCTTATCAGCCTTATCAATCATATCTTGATCGTTTGCAAAATCTTCAGTCTTCTTGCCAGTCTCAACAGCGTCTCGAAGTCTGTGGATCTCTTCATTTAAAAAAGACTTTAAGCTGAGCGCGTTATCACTAAACGAAAGTATGTAGCTCTGCAAAAGATGACTCTGCTGCTCGCTAAGCGTGCCGGCATATTTATCATTAAATTTCTTAATAAAGTTCTTAATAACCAAGTTGTCAACCTGCGCTGGCGCGTTGGTTTGCGAAACCTTATCTTCTGAACACATGCGAGACAAAAGATTATCTTCTAGCAGCACCTTTTTTCCAGCAGTCAGATCGCCGTTAAATATCTGTTGCACAGTTGCTAAGCTTTTATAGTTTGGAACGAAAGTATTAAAAACTTCCTTGGACAATTCTTTATTAACTCGATTAATAACTTTTCCCTGCGCTGAATAAACCTCGTCCTTGTTCAGCCTGGAGTGTTGCGCCTTAACCTCTGCCAACATCCGCTCTGCGGTATTCTGTGTAATGCCCCTTGTTTCATACAGGGTCCTGTAGAGTCCAAGTTCCCGACCAAGTATCGAACTAGACGAAAAATGCTCTTTAAGGATTGCCGTTGCTGTATCGCGTGCAGTCTCATCTTTTCGAATTGTCGCTCTGGTAAGTTCTCTTACGAGCGTTTCAAATAAAAAGGCTGTGTTTCTTTTCTTATTATGTCTTGTTTTCATTTTTTAGACTCCAACACTTCGATCAATCTATTAGTATCTTGGTTAATCTTAAATACTTTCTTCTCTTCTAATGAGTAATTAGAAGTCTTACTCTCCGAAAGCCCTGCGCCATTCACAAGGCTAGACAATTCGTCATGACCTTTGTAAATGTTTCTCATTGCTGAGGAGGCTGACTCGTAAGAATAGCCAGATTTGTAACTGCGCTTGCGAGCGCCCATATTCCTACTATCGCTTTTGACTTTTGTGTATTTCTTACCCTTAGCGGAATCTTCTCTTCTCGCTGGCGCGGCTAAGAGTGGTCCCTCATCTTCCTCACCGGCATCATCGCCTCCCTCGTCACCACCGAGGTCCCCGCCTTCATCGTCACCACCGAGGTCCAGATCGCCTCCTCCGCCGCCGAGACCGCCTTCGTCACCTTCAGCGGCTCCTTCAGCTGCGGCTTCAAGCATCGCTTCGTGATTCTTATCAAAGAACATCTCTCTAAGATTCTTAAGGTGTTCTTCGTCTGTGAGGTTAAAGATGTTCTTTGCAATCCACCTCTTGCTGAAGTATCCTTCTGTTGCGGCGCCGGCTACATCAAATTTTGTTCTCCAGTGCTCAAGCTCCTGAAGTTCTGCAATACGAGATGGGTTGTTGAGACGCAGGCTAAAAGATATAAGATCGTCACCGCGATACCCAAGTGTGTAGAGGTGAACAATACCGACCTTTTCAATCTCCGAAATGATAGCGCGCTGAAGTCTTTGAATTGTTCTGGCAAAACGAATATCTTTTTGAGCCAGAGTAGCTTTATCTTCGTCTGCTCCCTCGCCTCTGGAGAGGTATGACATAGGAACCTTGAGCGCACTAAAAAGCTTATCTCTCAAATATTTAACATCGTCGATGTCACCTGTATAAGTTCCCCCTGGCAAGCTCTCAACACGAGAAGACTGCCCCCCTCTCATCGGAATAAAGTAATCTTCGTCGACAGACATAGGGTTATAGCGAAGGTCGACTCGACCAGTGTCAGGATCTACAATCTGTGCGCGCTTCATCTGCGTCATGACTTTTTGCATATACTGCTCAATATCATTCGGAGCGATATTACCAACATCAATGTAGAAGACACGGCGTTCAGGTGAGCGAACGATACGATATGCCATCATCGCATCCTCTAGAAGAGTGAGCTGACGCCAGATGCGACGGGCAGGTTCTAAGACGGATGTGCCATATGGCGTATACTTATCATTTCCTAAAATACGAAAGTGTGCAACCTGCCAGTTCTCAAAAGTAATGCCACCAGAGTTCCACTGAAACTGAATATAATTAGGATTCGTCTTATCCTCGCCTTCTAATCTTTCGACCTCGTGTGGAGGTAATCCAATTGCGTTTTTGATACCCTCCCTGTCGTCAATGTCTAGATATAGGAAGAAGTCACCATATTTGCACATTGTGCGACACCAGCCAAATAAATTAAATTCCACATTAAGAACATTTTGGTATAGATTTTGCAGAAGATTTTTAATTTCACTGTTAGGGCAATCGATAGTCATTAGAGGCTGCAAGCTTGTGGATGTCGTCATCTCATCTGCATAAATATCTAGCGCTGAGGCTATCTCTGGTGTATACTCCATCTGATCAAAGTCAGAGTATCGATCGCCACGATTCTGATTTGACATGTAAGCACTTGAAAGACTTTCAAATGGATTGTATTGAGTCTTCTTAAATTGCTGTCCGCTTGTTGACATGAACCTGTATTTATCAAGCTGTCGTCGGCGGGATGCTCGCGGAGTCTGTGTTCTGTAGTTTACAATTGGACCAGAGAAAAGTCTAGTAAGACGCTTAAAAAGCGGAGACTCTGGGTTTCTAGGATTGTTATCTTGATCTGCCATCTATCTTTACCTTACTTCAAAAGCCATCCAAACTGGCGGCGTTCGTTTATTGAGTCTTCCCTTTTCTTTCCTTTATGACCAGTCATACCGGGCATAGTTGTATCTAATATTGTAGACGATTTTACCATGGAACTTAAAAAAACTTTTTTATATTCTAAATCTTTTTGATTTACAACCAGCGCGGTGTCTCTAACCCAGCAAGCTATAGCTAGACTCATAATTAGATCATCGTTATAAGAACGCATCGCCTCTGCTCTACCATTATTCCAAACAAATGTTTTCATCTCCTGAAGTGTCCTGTTGGAACGCACGGTAATTAGTTTATTTCTAATGAATTCTTCTAATTTGGCGATAATCAATGGTCTGGTCTTCGAACTAGTGGTAAACCCCGCCACAGCGTTTGTTCTAGACTCTGCCTCGTAAGACTCAATAAATTCGTGTGTTGACTTGACAGAGTGATATACATTAGGGTAGCCCTTCTCGGCTAACTTTTCCAACACAGCAAAGCCAATGTTATTATTTTCAACAACGATCATGCACTCGGCGTATTCTCTACCTGTTGATATTAAAAGCTCTGCATACATCTCAATGTTGATCTTGCCCTGATATTCTGCAACCTGATTTAAGGTATTGAGATCAATGACATGAAAGGCGGAAAAGTCGCGACCATCGCCTCTTGAAACATCTGCAACTAAAAGATATGTATGCTCTGGCTGACACTTCTCCCATATCCATAGGTTTCTGTCAAAGCCAGTCCTGTATTCAGGGTCTGATACCTGCGCCTGCTCCATCAGCAATAGGTCGTCTGGATTGAAGACTGTCTCACCAGACATATTAAAATTACATTCAAGCTCCTGTGCGATTTGTCGTCGCGACATATTCTTTGTTTCTTTCTCGAACCACTCTCTATCTCTCTCTGGATGCACATCCCACGGAAGACTAGTAGGAAAGAAATCATTAGCACCCGAGTCGGCATCAATATATGTTTGATGAAACCAATTCCCTACACCGTTTGGGGTCGAAAGAGCTATGCAGCGACCACCAGTAGATAGTGTGGGATACAAGCCGGTCCACAACTCATCTAGACCTTCAACATGCGCAGCCTCGTCAATAACAAGTAAAGAAAGAGCCTCTGAGCGACCTGCGTCAGACGAAGTTGAAGATGCTTTGATTTGCGATCCATTTGACAATTCAAACGAAGTTCTGTTATCAACAGAGATAGTAGCCACCATCATCCACGATGGAAGGTTTCGTATGATTGATTTAACCTTCTTGACTAAGTTAGCAGCCGTTCCGAATTTGGTAGCCATAACCAAGATATTTTTATCGCGATGAAACATCATCATCCACACAACATAAGCAGCTGTGATGGTAGAAATGCCTAACTGTCGAGCTTTCAAAATAACATTGAAGCGATGATCATTAAAGTTTAACAAAAGCTCATCCTGAAAAGGGTATGTCCTAAATGGGATCAAGCCCTTCATCGGATGAGAAATTTTTGCATAGTTATTAATGAAATATACAGGTTCCTTGCCAGATCTGACAATCTCCTTGATCATCTCTTTTTTTGTTGGCTGATAGCCCATACACCATCCTAAAGCTAGCTTAGCTCTTTAGTCAGCTTTATAAGAGTCCTCCTGACCATATTCGGTTTGATGGAAGGGTGGGCAGATGCTTTTTTTAAAAAGGAAGTCAAAAGCTGAGAAAATTCCTTTTCATTAGAAATTCTGGAGATGACAGTATCGAGATATTTATCCATACGGTCCTCCACTCTTTCTACATCTTTTTCCCTTTTAGCGGAAGGAGCAGGTTTAGAATCACCCCCTAGGTCCCCTCCTTCATCAGCTTCATAAAAGGCTTCAATTTCTTCTTTAATTATCTCTCTCAAGACTTCCTTGTTCAGTTTCATTTTCGTGGCTCCTCGTCTCTCTTACCTGAGACATTTTGTGGTTTCTTGGTGCCTGGAAATTTATCTTTACCCATAGCAAGCCAGTTCTTAATTGCATCATCTAGACGGTCTTCGCTCTCAGCCTTGAGAGGCTCTGTGCTATCGTCCATGCCTCCAATATTAAAGTGTTGCTTAGCCTGAACCCAGGAGCGCACCTTCGAAGTGCTCTGAACCATAATATCAGCCTCGTCGACTGATGTCAAAGATAGCGTGTTGCCAGTAACCTTCTTGTATTCCTTCTTTAAAAAGGATGCACAATCCTTGAGCATCTTCTGCATGTCTGACTCAAAAGACGAATCATGCACCTCCTTCAAGCGCATCTCGCTGTGATATTTCAAGCATAGCTGATTGCCATACATAGCGACGGAAAAGCCAT